GACGAGGATGATCTTATTGGTGGGTTTCGTCTTGTTGATGGCAACACTGTTTGGCATAACGGACCCGTGGTGGAAGCTCTTGAGAGGGGAGCTGTGCTGCTTCTAGATGAGGTTGACCTGGCATCTAACAAGATCCTGTGTCTCCAGTCTATCCTTGAGGGTAAAGGTGTTTACCTGAAGAAGACTGGTAAGTACATCACTCCTGCTCCTGGTTTCACTGTTGTTGCTACTGCTAACACCAAGGGTAAAGGTTCTGATGACGGTCGCTTCATCGGCACCAACGTTCTGAACGAAGCATTCCTTGAGCGTTTTGCTTTGACCTTCGAGCAGGAGTATCCCACACCTTCTGTTGAGGCAAAGATCCTCGGCAAGATGTGTGATGATGATGAGTTCGTCACCCGCTTGGTTGACTGGGCAGACATCATCCGTAAGACTTTCAATGATGGTGGTATTGATGAGATCATCAGCACCCGCCGCCTGGTTCACATTATCAACGCTTACAAGATCTTTGGCAAACGTATGAAAGCAATCCAGTCTTGTGTCAACCGCTTTGATGACGAGACCAAGGAATCTTTCCTTTCCCTTTATGAAAAAATTGACGACCACGTAGACACCACAGAGGAAGCATGAGAGACGAATTTAAAGACAATCGATTTCTGGACGAGATGATTGAAGACGCTCAAGCATACATTGATGCTCAAGAAGAAGAGTATCATGGATATCGTGGATCAATTGCCCATCTCCGTGATGGGCGATCTGGTAAAATCCTCGATGGAAAAGGTCTTAAACTATTCCTCCAAGATATTGACGGTGGCATCTTTGAATGCTATCATGATGAACTGGATCACATTTTTACCCCGTAATATGAGTTTCAAATATAATGAAGACAAGCTCCTTCAAGAGCTACGTGACTACGTTGCCAGCACATACAATCAACACTATTCTGCTGGCAACGACAAGATTCAGACACTGGATCTGATTGAATCTGTTGGAGATGCTGAAGCATTCTGCCGATCTAATATCCTAAAGTACGCTTCACGCTACGATAAGAAGGGCACTGCCCGTCGTGACATCATTAAGATCCTTCACTACGCTTTGCTCCTACTACATTTTTCTGACAAAACTAACGTTACTGAGGAGTATCCTAATCGATGAGTCAACTTTCACTTACACCCGAAACTATTTCTGTCCTGAAGAATTTCTCGACAATCAATGGATCTATCATGATCCGTGAGGGTAATGTGTTGAAGACAATCAGTGTTGGTGAGAACATGATTGCTCAGTACACTTCACCTGAAGTGTTTCCTAAGACCTGTGGCATCTATGACCTAGCTCAGTTCCTTCTGGGTCTGTCTCTCTTTGAAGATCCTGGTCTGAACTTTGACAACGATGAGTATGTCACCATCCGTGGTGGTCGTCGCTCTGCTAAGTATTACTTCTCCGATCCTGAGATCACATTGAAGTCTGCTCCTGATCGTGATGTCAAGTTCCCTGGTGCTGACATGGAGTTCTCCCTGTCATCTGAAGAATTGAAACGACTTCAGAACGCATCTATGATTTACAACTTGCCAGATCTTTCTTTTGTATCTACGGAAGATGGCACGGTTTCTCTAAATCTATGTGACAAAGAGAACGACACTGCTAATGCTTACTCTCAGGAGACCAAAGGCACTGCTACTGGTGCTTATGAACTGTTCCTGAAAGTTGAGAACCTCAAACTGTTCCCTGGTGATTACAATGTGAAGATCTCCAGTAAACTGATTACTGAGTGGCGTCATGTCGGTCACGACCTTGTATACTATATTGCTCTGGAACCGTGAGGATTATAGATGACTTTCTATCTCCATCGTATGCCGATCAGATTGAAAGTATTCTAAATTCTCCTAACCAAGAGTGGTACTTTAATAAGAACATATCCCAGAACAAAACTGCTAGTAACCTACACTACGGTTTCAGTTATTGGATCTATAAATCTGACACGGGTCTGACACAATCGAGAGTAGCAACCTTTCTACAACCCATGCTGTATCAAATTCAGTATGAACTGGAGAAAGATACTCTCCTTCGTTGTCGTCTTGACATGACAGTATGCTCTGGTGTAGAAGTCACACATGATCGTCATGTTGACATGCCAGGAGTTCCAAATACTACTACCATATATTATGTTTCCGATTCAGATGGGGACACTGTGGTGTATGATGAAACCGAGCATCGTGTGAAACCTAAGAAGAACAGACTCCTGGTCTTCGATGGCAGTCTCTATCACACGGGACACTCACCTTTGACACATCAGAATAGAATTCTGATCAATTCCAACTTCGCTTGATTATGAAAAAATTCCTCTGGGTTGAACAGTATCGTCCCAGCAAAGTCGCTGACTGTATTCTTCCTGAGAATATTAAAAAGTCTTTCCATGGGTTCGTAGAACAGGGTGAGATCCCCAACCTGCTGCTCGCTGGATCGGCAGGCGTCGGTAAGACTACCGTTGCCAAGGCACTGTGTGACGAGATCGGTGCCTCTTACATCGTGATCAATGGATCGGATGAAGGACGCTTTCTGGACACTGTGAGGAACCGTGTCCGTCAGTTTGCCACGACTGTCTCACTGACCTCTGGAGGCGCTCACAAGGTCGTTATCATTGACGAGGCAGACAACACCACTACCGACGTACAACTGTCCCTTAGGACCGCTGTAGAGGAGTTCCATAGCAACTGTCGTTTCATCTTTACCTGTAACTTCCCTAACAAGATCATTGAGCCTCTTCACAGTCGCTGTACTGTGGTGGACTTTAAGATTAATACAGATCAAGCAGTTGCTCTACAAGGACAATTCTTTGCTAGACTGAGAGAGATTCTTGAGGAGCAAGGGGTTGAGTACCAAGATAAAGTTCTGGCAAAGGTTGTTAAACGTTATTATCCTGATTGGCGTCGTCTCATTAATGAGTGTCAGCGATTCGCCGCTAGTGGTGGCATTGATTCTGCTATCCTTGCTGATGTTGCTGACGTTAACCTAGACGCTCTGGTTCGTTCTTTGAAGAACAAAGAGTTTACCGTTGTTCGTAAGTGGGTGGTTGATAATATCAACAACGATCCTACTACTGTGATGAGGAAACTCTATGATGTCTTGTATGACAACCTCAAGGGAGCATCTGTTCCCGAAGCAGTCTTGATCATTGCCAAATATTCTAGGGACATTCACATTGTTCCTGACCAAGAGATCAATCTTCTGGCATGTCTGACTGAGATTATGATGAGTTGTGAATTCAAATGACAGTTAAAACTACACCCGAAAACGTAGCGGAAGCTAACGATGGTTTGTTTCGTGCTACAATGAACCTTCCTGCTGCCGCCGCTCATTGTGGAATGACCGAGCGTGAAATGAAGCACATCTTTCGTGAATACCTGAAGTACAATGCCCCAGACTATCAAATCCTTGAAGACTCCCCTCAGGTATCCAGGGGGGAAGAGTCGTGCCCTGAGTAAACTCTTTCAATACATTCCTGATCTAAAAGATTACGATGAGTATCGTGAACCATTCCTAGGTGGTGGTTCTGTAGCACTTGAAGTGTCTAAGAGATATCCTCATTTGGACATCTGGGTCAACGATTTGTATGAACCCCTCTATAATTTTTGGAGAGAACTCCAGGATCACGGACATGAAATTAAGAACATCCTGCTCCAACTTAAACAAAGGCACCCTGACCCCACTTCCGCTAAGCAACTTTTCTTGGACGCTAAGGACTATCTGTCAGGATCTCAAACAACCGTCCAGTTTCCTCCATACAATCAGGACATTTGGCGTGCTGTCTGTTTCTATATTGTTAACAAGTGTTCTTTTTCTGGTCTTACTGAGTCTTCGTCATTCTCCAAACAAGCGAGTGATTCCAACTTCTCCTTCAATGGAATTGAGAAACTGACTGACTACCAGGCATTGATTGGCAACTGGAAATTTACTAACCTACATTATGAAAAGTTATTTACAGACTCCAAGCGAGTATTCGTCTACTCAGACCCACCCTACGACATTAAAGCTAACCTTTATGGGAGAAGGGGCAGTATGCACAAGCAGTTCAGCCATGATGATTTTGCTGCTGACAGCGATCGGTACATCGCTCCTCACCTCGTATCTTACAATTCGTCTCAACTGGTCAAGGAAAGGTTCGAAGGGTGGACAGTAGCAGAATTTGCACACACTTACACCATGAGATCCGTAGGGTCTTATAATACAGATCAAGCAAGCAGGACCGAACTGGTCCTTATGAACTATGAAGTGTGAAGTCAAACTCTTTGTTGCTGGCAAGGTCTTCACCGAGGAAGTCTATGCCCGTGACTACCAAGAAGCACGTCAGGTTGCCTTGGCACGTAACCCTAATGCTAAAGTTATCGGAGTCAATGCTAAGTTCTAAGTTGTGGAGACTCTGGGCAAAAGCATTAGGTGAGAAAGATGGACGAACAGACCGAGAGGCAGATATTATTGCTGGCATACGCACCCTTATATTTGTTTCTTACATGGTCACTAACCTTTTTATTATTAGTGGAGTAATCAGACACTGGAATGGCGGAACTCAAAGACTACCTGTACAGCATCAATCAATCCAAGAAGAACATCCTGAAGGATGACAAGGAGGCGGAGCGAAAGTATCCGCCTTTTATTATTAATAAGTGTCTGTCATCTTTTACCGACACTATTCTGTATGCTAACGAGATGAACAAGAACCCTCATCTCGATAAAAGACTACAGTATGACTTTTTTATAAATAGTTTGAAGCCGAGGAAACGTTTCACTCCCTGGTTACGCAAGGAAACTCTTGAAGAGTTAGAACTTGTAAAGCAATATTATGGTTACAGTCATAATAAAGCATTAGAAGCTTTAAACATTCTCACGAAAGAGGAACTTGATTCTATAAGAAAGACATTGAATAAAGGTGGCATGAAATGAGTACAGAAATTGAAGTAACCTGGCAACCTGCCGATATGGTGGAGGTTACCTTGGGACAACCTGACGACTTCCTCAAGGTTAGAGAAACTCTCACACGTATTGGTGTAGCATCCAGGAAAGAAAGGAAACTATATCAGTCGTGTCACATCCTTCACAAGCAAGGTAAGTATTATATCGTTCACTTCAAAGAGTTGTTCGCTCTCGATGGCAAGAGCACAAATCTCTCACTGAATGATGTACAAAGACGTAACAGGATCATCCAACTTCTTTCTGACTGGGGTCTTGTTTCTGTAGTGGACAGCGAAAAAATTTCTGACGTTGCTCCACTCAATCAAATTAAAGTTCTCGCCTTCAAAGAAAAAGACGAATGGACTTTGGAAAGTAAATACAACATCGGTCGTAAGAAGACTGAGGTATAATCCGAACAAACCGTTACGGTTACTACCGTAGCGGTTTTTTTGTGTCTTGGTTAAATAATATTGGATGCCTTCGGGGTCCGATTCAACTAAACTCTCGCTTAAATAAAGGAGAACAACCATGACAAATACTTGGGACATTTACTTACCCCACGCTGTAGGTCTGAGTGATGTGTTTCATCGATTGGATTCGATGACTCAACATGATAAGAACTATCCTCCCTACAACCTAATCAAGTATGACACCAGTAACTACGAAGTTCAAATCGCTCTGGCAGGTTTTAAACCAGAGGAGATCGAAGTATCTACTGAATCAAACATTCTCAGAATTGCCACAACACATGCGAGACAAGATCCTAAGATCGAGTATGTCCACAAGGGCGTCTCGAAAAGATCTTTCACTAGAACATGGCAACTGGGAGATGATGTAAGAGTAACTGATGTAGATTTTGTGGACGGTTTACTACGTGTTTCGCTGGAGAAGATTATCCCAGAACACCAGAAGAAAACTGTATATGAGATTGGACAGAGACCGTCTAACAAGCAACTACTGACAGAATAAATATTGGCACAGGATCGCTTGTCGGTCCTGTGTTTTTTTGATATAATATGGGAAACCAGATTCTATTATGGGTTCGATTAATATTGTACACTTGGTTTCTGGGGAACAAGTCATCACCAAACTCACTGAGTTGAGGGATCAAGACGGAGAACCGTTTTGTTTTCTCCTTCAGATGCCTATGACGTTGACTTTGGTTCCAGGTGAAACTGAGAACGAAACTCAAATCAATTACTTTCCTTGGAGTCCATTCAGTGGCACTAAGGAATTTCGTATTGGGTTTGAAAAAATTGTCAGCATAGCAGAACCGTTACCTCACGTGTACACCAGCTATGTTGAGATCAATCAACCAGTCTTCCCTCTTCTAACACCAGAAGAGTTCGAGCAATTTAAAAAATCAAAAGGAGCAATTAAACCATGAGTGAAGAACCAACTAAACTAAATCCGTCTATTGTAGTATTGAAGACGGGCGAAAAACTGATTACTATTCTTCAAGAAGTCTTTGAGGGTGAAGACGAAGATCGTAAGGGCGTTTGTCTTGTGATGAACTATCCCTATGAACTGTCATTGTTCTCTGCTCCTAACGAACAAGATCCAGAGAAAGATCTTTCGGTGAAGTTCAGTAAGTGGTGTCCATATTCTGTGGAAACTTCCTTCCGTATTCCTTACGATGGTATCCTCACCATTGGACAACCTGATCCTGGTTTGACTCAAGCATACATGGCGAAGGTTGAATCCTCTAGGGAAGCTCCTACTGACACTGCTGAACCGATGCCACCTTCAGGCGCTGAAGACAGTCCTAACTGGCAGCTCCAGCAGCAGGCAGTCCAGGAAGCAATGGCATCCATGCCAATTGATCGAGCACAGGACGTAATGGCATCCCCACCTGTTGTCAACCCTGAGGTAGTATGATCAAACTCCTCAAGTTTGACGGGCACTGGCTCGTAGCAGAGGTTGAGGAGATTCCTGGTGTAGAGTTCGGTGACCCCGACTGTGTGCTAAAATATCCTTGTGAGGTGACTGGGGATGGGGCAGTGTCCTTTCCCCCTTACAGCGACGACCGAGAACTTGCCGTTAGATCATCCGACATCACTTTGATCTGTGATCCTAGCGCCATGTTCTCAGCACTTTATTATGACCTGAAAGACAAAGAGACGGAATGAAGTTTTACACCAGTGTTCAACAGTCTGGGAACACTATCCTGGTTCGTGGTTATGATCATGGTCGGCAGTTCAGTGATCGGGTAAAGTTCAACCCGACACTGTTCTTGCCTACCGAGAAACCCTCCGAGTGGAAGACACTCGACGGCAAACGTGTTCGCCCTGTTCTCCAGGGTACGATCAAAGATGCACGTCAGTTCGTTGACACCCACAAGGAGATGGAAGACTTTCCTGTGTATGGTCAGACACGATACAACAACCAGTACATCCTTGAGGAGTATCCTTGGGATGAGATGAAGTTTGATATGAATCAGATTCGTATCTTCACGCTTGACATCGAGACTGGTGCTGAGAATGGTTTCCCTGACATCGAGACTGCCGACCAGGAGATTCTGCTGATCTCCCTGAAGGACTCTCACACTGGTCGTATCACTGTGTTTGGTTCTCGCCCCTATGAGGCGACAGACCCTGACGTGGACTACCTTGAGTTCAAGACTGAGGTGGGTCTACTGAAGGCATTCCTTCACTTCTGGATTTCTAACTTCCCTGATGTGATTACGGGTTGGAACGTACAACTGTTCGATATCCCATACATCATCAAACGTATCGAACGTGTGATTGGGGAGAAAGAATCTAAGATGATCTCACCTTGGAAGAGTATTCTCTACCGTGAGATCTACATCAAAGGTCGTAAGCAGATTGCCTATGACATCAGTGGTATCTCCTGCCTTGACTATCTGGAACTGTATAAGAAGTTTACTTACACTAACCAAGAGTCCTATCGTCTAGATCATATCTGTTCGGTAGAACTTGGTGCTAAGAAACTTGATCACAGTGAGTACGATACCTTCAAAGAGTTCTACACCAAGAACTGGAAGAAGTTCGTTGACTACAACATCATTGACGTTCGCCTGGTTGACCAGCTGGATGACAAGATGAAGTTGATCGAACTTGCTATCACCATGGCATATGATGCTAAGGTGAACTTTGAAGATGTGTACTCACAGGTACGTATGTGGGACAACATCATCTATGTGTACTTGAGTAAACGTAATCTGGTGATCCCACCTAAACATGAAAGTAGAAAGGATAACAAATATGCAGGTGCTTATGTTAAAGAGCCTACTCCTGGGATTTACGATTGGGTTGTTAGTTTTGACCTTAACTCCCTATATCCTCACCTCATTATGCAGTACAACCTGTCACCAGAGACTCTCAAGGATCACAGACATCCTACTGCCACAGTGGACCGTCTACTGAACAAGGAGATTGAACTGTTTGATCTGTGTGGTCAGACTCTGTGTGCCAACGGTACGTACTACGATACCAATAAGCGTGGGTTCCTGCCTGAACTGATGGACAAGATCTATCAGGAACGTACCATCTATAAGAAGCGTATGCTCAAGGCGAAGCAGGAGTATGAGAAGAATCCCAGCACCGAACTCAAGAAAGAGATCGCTCGCTGTAACAACATTCAGATGGCACGTAAGATCCAACTGAACTCTGCCTATGGTGCCATCGGTAACGAACACTTCAGGTATTATCGTCTAGAGATTGCTGAGGCAATCACCATGTCTGGTCAGTTGTCCATCCGTTGGATTCAGAACCACATGAACGAATACCTAAATAAATTGCTTTCTACAGAGAAGGAGGATTATGTCATTGCATCCGACACTGACTCAATCTATCTTAATCTTGGACCTCTTGTTAGTAAATTTTTTGCTAATAAATCTAGCGATAAAGCAGCAATTGTGGGGATACTTGACAAGATCTGCCAAGAGAAACTGGAACCTTTTATCGAACGTTCATATGAAGAACTTGCGACATACGTGGCGGCGTATGAACAGAAGATGAAGATGAAGCGTGAGAATATCGCTGACCGTGGCATCTGGACTGCCAAGAAGCGATACATTCTCAACGTATGGGATAGCGAAGGTGTACGCTATGCTGAACCCAAGATGAAAATCTGTGGTATGGAAACCGCTAGATCATCCACACCAGCATTCTTCCGAGATAAACTTCTCAAAGCATATGACATCATTATCAATGAGGACAATGATGTTCTAATTGACTATATTGATAAGGTCAAAGAGGATACTAAGAAAGAAGAGTGTGTTAATATTGCTTTCCCCCGAGGTGTAAATGGTCTCAAGAAATACAAATCTGTTTCGGACATCTATTCAAAGGGTACACCTATTCATGTCCGAGGTGCATTACTGTACAATCACCACGTTAGCCGTAATAAACTTACTCACAAGTACCCTCTTATCCAGGAAGGAGAGAAGATCAAATTTCTCTACCTTAAGACCCCCAACCCCATCCAGGAAAACGTAATCTCGTTCTTCCAAAACCTCCCACCTGAGTTCAACGTTGAGAAGTACGTGGACTTTAACAAACAGTTTGAGAAGTCGTTCTTTGAACCGCTGAAGAACGTGCTAGAATGTATCGGTTGGGACTACGAGCGGTCTGTTTCACTCTTATCATTTTTCTAATTATGGGATTCCTAGATACTGTTATTAAGGACAGCAAGAATGAGTATGCTTCATTTGTTAGCGACGGGATTGCTGCTGGTGATATTGAATCTTTCATTGACACTGGGAGCTACATGGTTAATGCCCTCGTTAGTGGTTCGATTTACGGAGGTTTTCCTTCCAATAAGATTACTGCCTTGGCAGGAGAATCGGGCACGGGCAAGACTTTCTTTTGTCTCAGCGTGGTTCGTTCTTTCCTTGATTCTAATCCTGATGCTGGAGTCATCTATTTTGAAACTGAGTCTGCCATTTCTAAAGACATGATCGAGAGTCGTGGTATCGACTCGGATCGTATGATCATCATGCCTGTGGACACCATTGAGGAGTTCAGGACCCAGGCAATTAGGGTTGTTGACAAATACTTAGAGCAACCTAAAGAAGAACGTCAACCACTGATGTTCGTGTTAGACTCTCTTGGGATGCTTTCGTCTTCCAAGGAGATGGAGGATATCCAAAACGATAAGCAGGTTCGTGACATGACGAAATCACAGCTTATTAAGGGTGCCTTCCGAGTCTTGACTTTGAAACTCGGCAAGGCTAACATTCCAATGTTGGTTACCAATCACACCTATGATGTTATCGGATCTTATGTCCCGACTAAAGAAATGGGAGGAGGTGTTGGTCTTAAATACTCCGCCTCTACCATCGTTTTTCTTTCCAAGAAGAAAGAAAAGGAAGGAACCGATCTGGTCGGAAACATTATTAAATGTGAGGCGAAGAAGTCCCGTCTGACCCGTGAGGGATCTAAGGTGGAGACACGCCTATTCTTTGACCAGAGAGGACTACAGCGACACTATGGACTACTTGAGATGGGGGAGCGAGCAGGGTTGTGGAAAAACGTTGCTGGACGTTATGAGATTGATGGAAAGAAAATCTATGCCAAAGCAATCCTCAAAGATCCAGAACAATATTTCACCCCTGAAGTTCTCCAAGAACTAGACAAACAAGCACAGAAAGAATTCCTTTATGGCACAGAAGATGAGTGAGAAAATTGAACTATCGATCCTCAGAAATCTTCTGTTCAACGAAGCGTACTACCGTAAGGTGGTGCCCTTCGTAAAACCTGAATACTTTGAAGACCATCATGAACGTATCATCTATGAAGAAGTTTGGAACTTCGCTAGTTCGTATGATACTGTCCCGACTTCGGAGGTTCTTATCATTAACCTCCAGGATCGTAAGGACATCACGGAGGAAGCGTACAACCTGGCAGTTCAAACGCTCAAGTCGTTTGAAGACACGCCAGTCGAACACCAGTGGTTACTCGACACTACAGAGAAATGGTGTAAAGACAGGGCAATATATCTTGCCCTCTTGGAATCGATCAAGATCGCAGATGGAGGCGATAGCAAGGTATCAAAGGATGCGATCCCAAGCATCCTACAAGAAGCCTTGGCAGTATCGTTCGACGAACACGTAGGACACGATTACGTTGAGAACGTCCAGGAACGATACGATTACTATCACATGGAGGAGCACAAGACTCCATTTGATATTGATAAGTTCAACCTAGTAACCAAGGGGGGACTATCTAATAAGACATTGAACGTTGCCCTTGCTGGTACTGGTGTGGGTAAGTCTCTGTTCATGTGTCACATGGCAGCAGCATGTTTGTCTCAAGGTAAGAACGTTCTCTACATCACTATGGAGATGTCTGAGGAGAAGATTGCTGAACGTATTGACTCCAACCTATTGAATGTCAACATCAAAGACATCAGCACTATCCCTGAGCAGATCTTTACCTCTAGGGTTGCTGAGATTGGTAGAAAGACACAAGGTCGCTTGATCATTAAGGAATATCCTACCGCTTCTGCTCATGCTGGTCACTTCAAAGGACTGTTGAATGAACTGTCTTTGAAGAAATATTTCAAACCAGACATCGTATTTGTGGACTATCTAAATATCTGTGCTTCGTCCAGGTATAAAGGACACATTGTCAACTCTTACACATACGTTAAAGCAATTGCAGAGGAACTCAGGGGTCTTGCTGTTGAGAACGACGTACCAGTCGTATCAGCAACTCAAACTACTAGGAGTGGTTTTGGTAATAGTGACGTTGATCTCACCGACACTTCTGAATCCTTTGGTCTACCTGCCACAGCAGATTTTATGTTTGCTCTCATTAGTACCGAGGAGCTTGAACAGTCTGGCAGAATCATGGTTAAGCAACTCAAGAACAGATACAACGATCTTACTTACTACCGACGTTTCACAGTGGGTATTGACAGACCGAAAATGAAGCTCTATAATGTTGACGATTCAGACGCTGACAACATCCTCGACACCGAAGATGAAGACACGTTTGAAACATTCGAAGATGCTTCTTCTAAACAAAATCGACTCGATAAATTCTCTAAATTTGTAATATGACAATCAATTTTTCTCGCTATGAAAAGTTCGTTGACGCTGTAACAAGCGATGCTTCAAAAGACTTTGTTGCTCTTGCTGACCGTATGGTTGAGCTTGATAGAAAAGGTGCCAATATTGAGCGTCTTCTTACTGCTGGTGTTGGGATCAATGCTGAAGGTGGTGAGTTTCTTGAGATCGTTAAGAAGATGGTTTTCCAAGGCAAACCTTGGGATGACCACAATCGAGAGCATCTTATTATTGAGTTGGGTGATCTTCTCTGGTACGTAGCACAGGCAACTCAAGCACTGGGTGTGTCCTTCGAAGAGGTTATCGAACGTAATGTCAAGAAGCTTGAGAAGAGGTATCCAGGTGGACAATTTGACATCTACTATTCTGAGAACCGTCAGGAAGGTGACCTGTGACTTTTAGAATTATTCTCTTTACCAAGGACTCATGTGGTCCTTGTGGTCTGGTCAAACGCTACTTCAATGCTCTCAACGATGAGCGTACTAGTGTTATTGAGGAAGTTCAACTTGAGGACTTCAGCGATGAACCAATCCCAGAAGAAAACCTTGCTCTTGCTAAGCAGTATGGTATTACTGCTACCCCTGTTCTCATTGTTGTTAATGAAGAAGGAGAACTACTTGAAACTTACTCAAGTGGTATGCCAATCACTCAGAACATACGTAAGTTGTTCGACAAATATGAGATCTAGAATTGATCCTCCTCTAAATACTAGGGGAGGATTTTTTTATGGGCATATCAGAATTTAAAAAGGCAAAGAATGGTGCCTACTACTGGAATACCTTTAAGGAAAAGGTAATGAAGGAAGTGGAGCTGCTTACTACTGATGGTCATGTAAAAATTAACAGCAAAGATCCTCGCTGGGTATTTTTAAAGAACAATAGACGCTTTGATGCTGAAGCAGAAGAAGCATTAAACATGTTTAAAGTGGGTAGAAGTCTAGTATTTCCACTCAAAGGTGGTGGTCATGTTACTATGGGTGCTATCGCTAAGGCAAATGTAAGCACTGGAAGTCCTAGAGCAAAGTATAATCTAGGTAACGTGGCAGAAGGTGTACTTGCTTTTGCTATTGCTGCTAGATTCCTCAACAAAACTAAGAAAGTTACTGAGCGTGAGGTATTAGCAGTACGTGATGCCATTGCTAAGAATAGAAGGGGCACTAGTTCACAAATTATTCTCAAATCACCTAACGCTCCTCATCCTAAGATGAAGAAGAAGATAGATGATGACGTTAAAGTTGTGGTAAATCTGGCAGAATCCAATATGGATATGCTATTTACTACAGATGATATTGAGTTGGACATCCTCAAGGGTCTCATTCCTCCATGTATTGCCTACGCTAACGCTAGAGAAATTAATACGGCAGCACTGATGATGTACCGTAATGGTAAGAAAGACTATATTGATGTGATCGCTGACGGTATCGGTGACGAAACTGGCACAAAGGTTGATGTCAGGGTCGAGATCAACGGTATGATGAATATACCAATCAAAGGTAGGACAAAAGGATTGAACCTTGCCTTGACACAGATCTCTTTGAAGAAAGATGTGGATCAGTTTGCTCAGGTAGGTGGTTGGACCCTTGATACAGTGGATGCTTTATGGGGTAGAGTGCTTGATATGACCCCATCAAACAACGCTCAGCTCCAGCAAATCTATCAAGATGCCGTAGAAACAGAGGGAACTACTGAAGAAATCTCTGGTCTAACTATGAGAGGTGTGTACACCTGGGCGAATGGACAACTACAGACTAAATTAAGAAATACGAATTGGATAAGTAATTTTGTAGAAGTTTTAGATAACTTTGCTACATATAAAGAAGAGAACGTCGCCCTTGTGGAAATAAAAGGCGACACGTTCCACCGATATGACTTTAAAAAACTAAGGGTTGCTCTGCTCGGACGACCAGACCTTGACATCCCGCCCAACTTGGTGCTATCCTCAACGTATACCGAAGGCAGTTCAGGACTCCCGACCGTGAGGATCATTGGTACTAACGCCAACGACGGCAAACAGTATGAACTAGTCCAGTTCCGATTCAAACTAGAGAAAGGAACGGGCGGCAAACCTAAAGCGATCCGTAACTATGTTGAGAAACGTAAGGGACTGGAGGACTACATCGGATGAGTAAGAACACTCACCTTGAACACCTAGAAGATAGCATCCTGTTTGACGGAAGTCAGGGTGCCACCGATGCTTTCATGTTCCTTGACGAACTTGCTCGTATTTTTAACGGTCAAGGCAACAACACATTCAAGATTACAACCAAATGGGATGGTGCTCCCGCCATATTTTGTGGCACATATCCTGGCACCAAACGATTTTTTGTTGGTACTAAGTCAGTATTCAACAAAAATGCTAAGATTAATTTTAGAGACCTAGACGTTGACGCTAATCATGGTCATGCTCCTGGACTTGTTTCTAAACTGAAAGATGCCCTCAAGTATTTCCCCGCCCTTGGTATCAATGGGGTGGCACAGGGTGATCTTCTGTTCACAGACGACAAGAAGTATGAAACCATCAACGGGGAGAGATGCATCACATTCACTCCTAACACAATTACATATTGCATACCACAGTCCTCCGCTCTCTATGCCAAGGCGGAGAGGGCAAAGATCGGAGTTGTCTTTCACACAACGTATTCAGGGAGTAGTGTGGATAGTCTTAACGCTTCTTTTGGTTACAATATAGACCGCCTCAAGAAGTCTGATGATGTGCTAGTATTGAGTGCCGAGACAGGTCAGTTGGGTAAGGATACGCTGCTCACTAAGCAGGAAGTCACTAAGTTACAGAATATGAAAAGAGCTTCTGCTACCCTCATCAGGCAGTCATCCTCTTTTCTAGATAGTGTGGCAGAACAGATCGCTGCTAACGATCAGTTAACTGTCGGACCACGCCTTAAGATCTACTTCAATACGTATGTCAGACAGGGACGACGAGTTAATAGTGCTTCTAACTTTATACGTGATTTTAGAAACTATTACGAAGGAGAAGTAAAGAAGGCAGTTGACAAGGTTAAGACTCCCAAGGCAAAGGCAGGCAAACTTGCTAAACTATATGCTGGTCTAGACTTCATCGAAGCGAATGAGACAGCATTGCTCAAGACCATTGGTCTATATACTACGTTACAGCAAGCTAAACTACTGTTCATCCGTAAACTAGAGAAGGGTGAACGTATCAGAACGTACCTGAGAAGTGATAATGGGTATGAAATCACTGCTCCTGAGGGGTATGTTGCCATCAAAGATGGCACAACAGCAGTCAAATTGGTCGATAGACTACAGTTTAGTGTCGCTAACTTCAACGTATCTAAGGACTGGGTTGACGGGAAATGAGTAGAGTAGTCTTCACGTTCGGTAGGTTCAATCCTCCTACAATTGGTCATGAAAAGTTGATCACGGCAGTTGCTAACCAGGCAGGACGTGATGACTACCTCATTTTCCCTAGTCATTCTCAGGATAAGAAGAAGAATCCACTGGATTCTAAGACTAAATCAGACTTTATGAAGTTGATGTTCCCTCGTCACAAGGATCATATTGTTTACGACACAAGTATTAAGACACCGATACATGTGTTACAACACCTACAGGGCACATATGAGAACATTACTATGGTTGTGGGCAGCGATCGTGTTGCTTCCTTCACAGGTATGTTGACGAAATACAATGGTGTGGAGTATACTTTCAGGAACATTGAAGTAGTCTCTGCTGGCGAGAGAGATCCTGATGCTGATGGAGCAGAAGGTATGTCTGCTAGTAAAATGAGAGCAGCAGCATGTCAATCTGACTTCAATGCCTTCAGATCTGGTATTCCATCTACTGTTACTGATAAAAAATGTAAGGAACTGATGGAAACCATCGTCAAGATTATGCTATGAGAGACTTTAGAGAGATTAAAAAGACGGCAGACCAGCAACGGTTCCGCTTGAAAGAGGTTTATCAACCAGGAGATCTGGTATTTAATACCAATACAGGGGAGAAAGGAAGAGTACATCGTGCTGGTCCTAATTATGTTATTGCTATCACTGAGGGTGGTGATATGTTCCGTGCTTGGGTATCTGACATTCGTGAAGTACAAGAGACTATAAATAAAGAAAGGAAAAGTAGTATCTTTACAAATAATGGAACGTCAAAAACCAACGACTGATCTAAAACATAATGATGACTTCTCGAAAGCTCTAATTGAATCCTATAGTCGCTGGATGAGCGGCGAAGGATTTGGTCATCACTTGCTACAACAGGAAGAAGGCATTCCTGCTGAGATGAAGCAAGGTCCTGAGTCTCCTACCAGAGAAGGTGGTGCTGACGCTTCTACATCAATTCCCGATCTTTCTGGTAAGGAGGAGAAGAGTGACGAAGGTTCTAAAGATATTAAAGCAAACGCTGGTGCTCCTGACCCCGCCACTGATCTACGTGTTGGTGCTGGTGTCAAACAATCACACGGAGCAGAAATTAGGGACACCACGAAGGTGGTTGCCAAGGAAGAATGCTGTTCTAACTGTGGTGGGAAGGGGTGCTCCAAGTGTCAGACGGAAGATAAGAAAACTATGAAGAAAGAAGAGACCATCACTGAGAAGAAAGGTCTCTATGCCAACATCCATGCCAAGAGAAAGCGTGGTGAAGCACCTGCCAAGCCTGGTAGCGAGGACTATCCTGCTAAGGATGCCTTCAAGAAGTCTGCTAAGACTGCTAAGAAGGAAGCAGTATCGTTTGAACTCGATGGTGTCGAGTATGTCTTTGAGGAAGTGGTCGAAGAAGGTAGCATGGCAACAGCACGTAAGAATGTTGGCGCTAGCAGCTGCTGGAAGGGTTACAAGGCAAAGGGTACTAAGAAGAAAGGTGGTAAGACTGTTCCTAACTGTGTCAAAGCAGGTTTCGAACCCGAAGGTGAGGTTCTAGATGAGAAGAAAAAACTCGATCCCGTAGGTAAGGAAGACAAGGACATCGATAACGACGGTGACCATGATAAGTCTGACAAGTATCTACTTGCTCGCCGTAAGAAAGTCTCCAAGATCATCAACTCTAAGAAGAAGATGAAGGAAGAAGCAGAACTTCGTAAGGAGATCGAAGAAGAAAAAAAGTGAGTAAGGCACACGTCGAAGTGATGCCTAGCATCGAAGACGGTGCCCCTAAAGATAAAGACGAGAAGAAGAAATCTAAGAAGTATATTCTTAAAGCTCTCAAATCTCAGCAAAAAGAATAAATAGTTCATGCACTATGCCATGGACCAATGCTTGCCTTCCTACTCCCACTAGCATCAAAGATTGTTGATGCTGCTCTCGCTCAACTTCCCGACGATGAGGAACTTGGTGAGAAGCTAGTTGAGATCTGCCTTCATATTCTTAGGAAAGCAGTTTCTCTAACCAAAACTGATGTTGATGATCAACTACTTGCTGTAGTTGAGAAAGCTCTTCTAGCTAGAAAAGAAGAACCAGCAGCAGAATGACCTCTTTGGGGGACCTTAAGGTCCCCTTTTTTTATAAATACATAATAGAAAAGTAGTCCCTGGAGATACAATGTCCTTATACGGTAAAACGGACAGCAATGCTAACGTGACCAAAGCTGGTCGTGGAGTATCGCCTTCGTCCCAAGCAAAACAAATTTTATTCATTGACAATACTGAGGCAGCACTTGCTGAGAACAAGGCACGTGGTTTGAATGCTCCTGGTTGGTGGTCTTATTACACCTTTACTGACTGTGAAGGTAACACCCGTCATAAGGCAGAGATGCTGGTAACCATCGCTGATCCTGAAGCGAATGCTCAGGAAACTCAATCCGATGACTCGGCAGCAGCAGACGTTTCTGTAGCAATCACCATCAACACACAACCTGCTGACGTTACGGTTGCTAACGGTGGTACTCTACAACTCGTTCTCGCCGCTATTGCTACTCCTCCTGGTGACGCTTCCGTCCTCACCTATCAGTGGCAGAAGAAGTCTGGCAACCGTTACCAGAACATCTCTGGTGCTACCAGCACTACCTATGATGTTGCTGCTGTAACTGTTGCTGACGCTGGAACTTACAGATGTAAGATCAACTCCACCAACGGTGCCCCTGAACTAATCTCTGCTGTCGCCGTCGTTGATATTGCCGTCTGATGAATGTTGTTCGATGAATTGACCCACGAAAACTGGGTGATGTTTGCTATTAAACATTATGATAATCCAACATCGGTCACATACAGTGACTTTGAAGAGGATCTAAATAGGATTAAGTATATCAAAAGATTACTTCGTCGTTATGATACTACTGGTGAGTTGAAAACCCACCTTATATTAAATCACATTATCGTAATGTATAATGTGTTTGATGATGCCGCTACGCCTCTACTCTTCTTTAAGATAGAGGCGACGTATTGGTCAATTCTAAAAGCATTTATGCTTTTCTTAAATAGATTACCCGAAAGTTTAAACGTTGATGTTAACCAGGAATGTCTGAAGCAACTGAATCTAATTTGAATGAAATGATGGCAGGTGATGGCAGTGGTCTCGCTATGCCACCTGCCTTTGTCTTCGTCAATACTAAGAAGCGTAGGACATATAAGAGTTCTGATAAGGTTGACGGTAGAACTAAGGGTGCTAAATCAATGCTCTCTCGTATCACTAAACGTAAGAAAATGAAAGAACAGGTAGAAGAAACTATTATTTCTGAAGCTGTGCCCTCAGAAACTGAGAGAGCACAAAAGCAGATCGGTCAGATGAAAAAACTGAACCGTTCTAAGGATCTTCAGAAGAAGCGTGATGACGCTAAGAAGAAGATGCAGTCCAAGACGAAAGAAATGGACACACTTATGAAGGCACGTCTTTCTGATTTCAAAAAGAAAGCAAGTGACCAGACTAAGAAATTGAAGAAAGAAGAAATTACTATGGACGACACTATGATTATTGAAACCACTGATGCCCTTGAGGTTGCTCTTCAGGTTGCTACTGCCGAACTCAATCCTAATGGCGAAACCTCTTTTGCTAAGATTGATTTTGCTGATGGAACTTCCCAGAACCTAGACAACTTCTCTGCTAAGCGTATCGCTGCTACCTATGCTCAACTGGATGAGCCCAAGCAACAGCAGTTCCGCTACATGCTTAACAAAGATGCTGCTACTTATCAGTCTGCTCTAGACTTTGCTATCAGGAATAACTGAGGTGGCGTTCGGTCTTGGTAAATTAGCAGTTCTCGAAAGCAAACTGAACATTTATGAAGATCTCTCCAAAGAGATGCTTGACAAACTTGAGAAAGCAGTCGGGACTATCTCAGATAATAGCAACAAAATTGCTATTATCTTGGAGCGCCATGAAAATAGACTAGACGAAAGTGAAAGAACTGATGATCTAATCCTCAAGATGCTTGAGGAGATGAAAGAACGTCACGATAAAGATAACGAAACTATCCACACTAGGATTACTACTCTCCAAAAGAAAGTAGATACCAATGCTAAGTTTGTGATCGGTGCTGGCGCTGTACTTGCTACCCTTGTGGCGGTGCTACAAGTGGTCCCACCGATCATAAAAGTATTGACCCCTGCTGGCAACACTGCTACAATGGATCTAGTGAATCCAGTAGTCCGTGAGCTTTCTTGATACCAAATATATCCAGCTGGTTTCTCCACAACTCAGTAAGTTTGTAAGGAAAAATGATCGAACGTACAATTTTCGTTGCCCTTATTGTGGAGACTCTAAGAAATACCGTAACAAAGCTCGTGGGTATTTTTTCAAGATCAAAAACGACTTCGTGTTCAAGTGCCACAACTGTGGTGTAGGACGAACATTCACTAATTTTCTAAAAGACCAAAGTCCTATGCTTCATGACCAGTATGTCATGGAGAGATACAAAGAAGGACTGACGGGTAAGAATACACAGACAGCGAGTCCGAAGTTTGACTTCAAGACTCCTGTTTTTAAAACCTCAAATGTAGTAGATCTTACACCTGTTTCCGAACTAAATAAAGAACACCCCGCCCGAGACTATCTTGAGCGTCGAAAAATTGAAGACCTAGATTCATTCTATTACTGTCCAAAGTTCAAGGACTGGACTAATCGTCAGAAGAAAACATTTGATACTCTTCGCCAAGATAGTGCCAGAATTATCATCCCATTAAGGGATAAAGATGGAACCATGTTTGGTTTCCAGGGAAGATCTCTTGCCCCTAAAGCTAAGATCAGATACATTACTATTATGTTGGATGATTCCATGCCTAAAGTGTATGGATTAGATCGTATTGACCCTACCAAAGAAGTATATGTCACAGAAGGACCCTTCGACAGTCATTTCATTACCAATGCTATTGCTATGTGTGGTAGCGATGTTGACCTCCGCTCTTTCGATTATCAATTTATATACGCCTTCGACAACGAACCACGAAGCAGAGAGATTGTTACTAAAATTGAGGGAGCGATCAGGGGTGGAAATAAGGTAGTCATCTTCCCAAAATCTATTAAAGAGAAAGACCTGAACGACATGGCACTCGCTGGACATGACGTACAGTCTCTGGTAGAATCGAACACCTACAGCGGACTAGAAGCACAACTTAAACTGAACGAATGGAAACGAGTATGATCAACGTACAGAAGCGAGATGGTTCTGTAGAGCACCTGAACCTTGATAAGGTACATAAGATGGTTGAGGAGGCATGTAGCGGTCTCTCAGGCGTCTCTGCTTCTCAAGTCGAGATGAACAGTGGCATCCAGTTTGAAGATGGTATTACTACTGAGCAGATCCAAGAGATTCTTATCAGATCTGCTAGTGATCTCATCACTTTGGACAATCCTAACTACCAATTTGTTGCTGCTCGCCTGCTTCTCTTTGGTCTTCGTAAGCAAGTCTTTAACAAGGCAGTTTGGGTTGATGGTATGCCCAGTGTCTTTGATGTAGCACTGTATAATGCTACAGTTAACAAAGTATACGATGAAGATATCCTAGATAAGTATAGCGATGAAGAATGGGTCAAGGTCAATACTTGGATTGATCATGATCGTGACTATCTGTTTACGTATGCTGGTCTTCGTCAGGTAACTGACAAGTACCTCGTACAAGACAGGAGCAGTGGTGAAACGTATGAGACACCACAGTATATGTACATGATGATTGCCCTGACTCTCTTCGCTGATTACCCACTCGCTACGAGACTCGATTATGTCAGACGATACTACAACGCAATCAGCAAACACCGAATCAACATTCCCACACCTATCATGGCAGGAGTGCGAACTCCACTTCGACAATTTGCTAGCTGTGTTCTTGTTGATTCTGATGACACCCTCGATAGCATCTTTAGTTCTGATATGGCTATCGGCAGATATGTTGCACAAAGGGCGGGAATCGGCATCAACGCAGGTCGAATCCGTGGCGTCAACAGTAAAATCCGAGGTGGAGAAGTTCAACACACAGGTGTTATTCCATTCCTCAAAAAATTTGAGAGCACTGTCAGATGCTGCACTCAAAATGGCATTCGAGGTGGAAGCGCGACTGTCCACTTCCCAATCTGGCACCAAGAAATAGAGGACATTCTTGTCCTCAAGAACAACAAAGGAACGGAGGACAATCGTGTACGAAAACTCGACTACAGTATCCAAACATCAAAACTATTCTATGAGCGTTTCATCGAGAACGGAGAGATTTCACTTTTCAGTCCTCATGATGTCCCTGGTCTTTACGACGCTTTCGGGACTGGTAGCTTTGACGATCTCTACCGTCGTTACGAATCAGATGAGTCAATCCCTAGAAAGACCATTGGTGCCCAAGAACTGATTCTTGACCTGCTGAAGGAACGTGCTGAGACTGGTCGGGTTTACATCATGAACATTGACCACTGTAACTTCCATTCTTCCTTCAAAGATAAGGTGAACATGAGTAACCTCTGCCAAGAGATTACCCTGCCCACCACACCACTCCAACATATTGATGGTTATGGTGAGATTGCCCTGTGTATTCTCTCTGCTGTTAACGTTGGTAAACTAAAGAACCTTGATGACCTAGAGGAACTTTGTGATCTTGCTGTTCGTGGTCTGGAAGAACTGATTGACTATCAGAACTACCCCATCACAGCAGCAGAAGTGAGCACCAAGGCACGACGCTCCCTTGGAATTGGTTATATTGGTCTAGCACATTACCTAGCACGTCATGGAGAGCACTACGATGACCCAGGAGCATGGAAACTTGTCCACGATCTCACTGAATCCTTCCAGTATTACCTGCTTAAGTCAAGCAACCAACTTGCCAAGGAGAAAGGGAAGTGTGGTTATTTCGATCGAACGAAGTATTCAGACGGTATCCTCCCAATCGACACTTACAAGCAAGATGTCGATGAAATCGTCCCTAACGAGCTGAAACATGATTGGTCATCTCTTAGGTTATCTATCCAGCAACACGGACTCCGACATAGCACACTGTCCGCACAGATGCCATCGGAGAGCAGTTCCGTTGTGTCAAATGAAACCAACGGAATCGAACCACCACGTGACTACCTGTCCGTTAAGAAGTCGAAAAAGGGACCGCTTAAGCAGGTGGTTCCACAGTTTTCTACCCTGAAAAACAATTACACTCTCTTATGGGACATGAAGTCTAACGAAGGATATATTAATGTAGTCGCTGTGATGCAGAAGTTCTTCGACCAGGCTATCAGTGGGAACTGGTCTTACAATCCTGAAAATTATCCTGATAATGAGGTTCCTGTGTCCGTTATGGCACAAGATTTCTTGACTACATACAAGTACGGTTGGAAGACTTCTTACTACCAAAACACCTACGACAGCAAGACGGATGAAGTGACAGAAGAGAAGCGACAAAGCATCGAAGATCTTCTACAAGACATCCTTCAAGCAGAAGAGGAAGACTGTGACTCCTGTAAAATCTGATCTTGGAACCCATGATGCTATCCAGTCTCCTTATGGAGACTGGAGACTCCATGAGATCTC